GGAGCAATATGTGGCTTGCCTGCAACTCGTCCACCATTTCGCTTAGCGTGTCCCTTTTCGAGTAAGTGCGCAATTTGATAGCGGTCTTTGGAATGGACAGTAATCTCCAGAGAATGGCTGTTTTCCTTGACTTTCTTGGTCGTCCAGCTTTTTGCATATTTCCCTGTGCGTTTCGGAGCGTTGACGGAAATCTCATTTTTCACAGATGTGGCAGTCTTGCGAACTGCCTTTTTCATGGCGGTATCCGCAAGTTCCGAATACTCCTGCAATCCTTTCATGATTTCGTCAGCCATATCGTCAATACTGGTCATCCTGCACACCTGCTTTCCTTGCTTTTGCAGTAATTTTCAGATAATCACGATACTCATAATTCGGCGATATTCAGATAATATCATAAATTACACCACGAAAAGAAATGCGGTTTGCAGTTATAGTAATTCCCATTGTCATATTATTTTGCCGGATCATAAACTGCAAGGTCTGCACCTCTTTTGTAGTGCCGTTATCGGAATTTTCAGCCGAGTTTTTCACTGAAACAGAAGCCCAGCAGGAAAATAATTCCTCCCACTGAGCCTTGTGATTGCCAATATTATCAATTTTTGTGCTGTATTCTAAAATTGTGATACGCTGATTCAGTTTTCCGATTTCCACTAAATCACTCCTTCACGCTGTGCAAATAAAATGGAACGCAGGGTGAGAGTCAGCTTGTGAAAATCCGCAGTATTTCGGTTTTCGTAGAGGTAAGACACCGTGAACAGCACCGCCGTTCTGGTGGTGTCCTCGTTCCTCTCAAACTTTTCCTCGCTCATGCGTCCAACGTCCATGCACAGCTTTTTTAGCGTCAACAGCAGGTCGGAAATCAGTCTGTCGTCCTCGCAGTGATCTACACGCAGATAATTTTTTGCTTCCTGTAATGTAACCATAAATTACGCCTTTGCGGTGGAAGTTCCCTTGATTGTGAGCGTTTTCACAGCTTCGGGAAGAATCAGTTTTCCGTCCACACGCTGACTTGCAAGGAAGCCAATCTGTCCGTTCATGGCGAACAGTTCATTAAGTCTTTTGAGACTTCTGCCCTGTCTGTCAGCGATCCAATAGTACGACATATCACCAAAAGCAACAGCTTTGTTTCCTGCGTCTGGAGTCGGTGCGTAAACGGAAGTGACGTAGGGACGGTTCAGAATCGTATCGGGAACGCCTGCTGAAATTGCGGGCTGCCAAATATACTGCCCGTTGCTGTCCTTGATTTTACGGAGCATTTTCAGTGTCTGCTCGTTCAGAAGCTATACTGCTTTCTTGCGATACGGTGACTTCACAGAATAAAAAAGCTCCAGCATATCATCAAAAGTAATGCTTGCCGCAGCAGTCGTGGCACCATTCTGTGCACCGCCGACAGTGGCAAAAATGCCAGTTGGCTTGCCGTTTCCGTCACCGACAAGAAATGCTTCTTCCTCCTTTGCGCCGATTCTGCGACCGAATTCCTTTGCGATATATGAGGGCAAATCAAAAACAGAATCATTGAGAAGCTCCTCCGAAATCTTGATTGCTGTGCCGACTTTGTATGCTGACAAGTTGAGCTGACCGAAAGTATCATCGGAAAGGGTATATGCTTCTTCCTCCTCCATCCAGACAGCTTCGCCTTTCTGCGTAATAATGTGGATTTTTCTGTCGCCGCTTGATGTCTGGATCTTCGTTGCAAGCGGACGAAAAACGTTTTCTTCCTCCAGAGATTCGATGAGCTTTTTCTCGAACTCGTCAGGGCAAAGATAGCCGCCCTCGCTGTCTTCGCCGATCTGTAAATCGTTGCGAACGTCAACCCAATTGCGATTTCTAACGTTATTCCAGAATGCTTTGTTGTATTCCGCAGAAGCTCTGCCGGACTTTTTCGATTCAACAGAATGCACGCCGGGGACGGACACAATGGGCGTGGAAGTTGGTGCGTTCATCTCGGCATTCAGCTTTTCCTGACGTTCCAGACGGTCGATTTCTTTGCCGTAAGCTACGATTTGAGCTTCCATTGCGTCATAGGTTTTGGAATCCTCTTCGGACAAAAGTCCGCTGTCATTACGCTTGGAATCAAGGAAATTTCGTGCCTCGTCCCACGCCTTTGCTCTTTTTTCTCTCAGTTCCTGAATGGTCATAATCATTCCTCCAATCAATTTTTTAGAAGTGCCAGCCTTTTTTCAAGCTGATTTATGGGTACACCTTTCGGTGTCATAGCGGATATTTTCTGCATCAACGATGCGGTAGTTTTTGTCGGTGAATACAGCATAGAAGCTGTATTTTTCTGCGGTTTATCAGGAGTTTCTTCGTCCTCGTCAGAATCATTTTTATCTGATTCCTCGTCAGATTCATCTTCATCGGACTCATTCTCTTCGGGAGTAATCGGCTTTTTCTTCTCATCAAAAAGAATTCCGTCAACAAAGCCTAACTGCAACGCTTTTTCAGCATTGAGCCAAGTTTCATCGTCCATCAGCTTTGAAATTTTATTGCGGGAAAGCCCTGTTTTTCGGACATATGCGTTGATAATGCCCTCCTTGATTTCTTCAAGCAGAGCAATTGCTTTTTCCATATCGGACTTGTTTCCGCTTGCCAAAGTCATGGGTTTATGGATCATCAGATATCCGGTAGGACTAATCAGCGTTTCATCGCCAGCCATAGCAACAACAGATGCCGCACTTGCAGCGATGCCGTCAATTTTTACAGTCACCTTGCTTTTATGATTGCGGAGCATTGTGTAAATCTGACTTGCTGAAATGCAATCGCCGCCGGGACTGTTGATCCAGACGGTCAGATTTCCGCTGACCTTCGCCAATTCATCACGGAACATTGCAGGCGTTATCTCATCGCCCCACCAAGTTTCGTCTGAGATAGGACCTTCAAAGAAAAGCTCAGTTTCTCCGCTGTCCTCATTTTTTATCCAATTCCAGAATTTTTCCATTCTTGTTATCCTCCTTTTCGTACTTAACACCGATATAGTCAAGAACCTTTCCAAGTCCGAGCCCTTTGTTATCGGGAAGCCATACACCGTCAACTTCACAGCCACCGCCGATGCAATAGTTATACAGCTTCGGATGAGAAACTGCAAGCTGCTGAAAGCGGTTAGGTGATTTTTCAAGATGACAGCCGAACATACAAAAAACACAGCCTGTGCGCTGTGCTTTTGTGGTACGATATTTTCCGTTTTCGTCCATAAAAATATCCCCATACACTTCCTGTGCATAAGGAATTTTTCGGGTATAGATATATTCAAGCACGTCCTGTTCCGTCCAGAATGACATAGGTTGAGAACGTGGACGTTTCGCCTCAAAAGCGTTACAGCCGTGAATCAGCCATTGCTCCTTTCGCAGACGGCTTTCACACGCCATTGTTGCCACAACAGGGACTCTTCCTGTTTCTTTTTCGTACTGTTTCATGGGATTTTTCTTCATTATCGTGCAGCATTCGGAAGAACAATTAAAGGGTGCGTCAAGCAGAAACTTCCACTTTTCGCAGTTGAACTGACTTTTCTGACCGTTCTTATCGACGGCAAGACCGCAGAGTTTTTGGTAGTCCCCGTGATTTTTCTCACGCCCCTCTGCAACTGCTTTTTTCGCATACTGCACACGCCTTGCAACTTCCTTTGAAATAACAGGATAGCCGTATTTTTCAATGACCTGTCGAAAAGACATCTTCGGCCGGATAATCGTTACATTCTCGCAGCTTTTTACAAACGCCTTAAGCTGCGGATATTCAAGTCCCGTATCGCAGAAAACCGACGGAACATCATATACACCCGGAGTATTTTTTATAATCTCCCTGAGAACAACAGAATCTTTTCCACCCGAAAAACTGCAGTAAATTTCACCGCCATAGTGTTCATACCAGCCTCTGATACGACTTTCAGTCATTCTGATTTTCATATCAAGAGGGAGTGACTGCATCTGATATAGGTCACTGATCTGATGTTTCATCGCTGTCATCACCGCCTTTCTGTTCGTAAGCTGCACCGCACTTGTTTAATGGCGTCATACTGCCATTCAAAGTATAAATATTTCCGCCTTCTTCATCAGGAATCCGGTTCATATCCTCCAATTCACGAATATCATTTGCCGACATCCAGCCATTTTGCCGTGCTGTCGCATAGCCCTGCATTCGTGAAGCATAGTCGCCGCGGAGCAGTCCCTCAACGTTGAATTTAATGAAATACTGACCTTTTTCGGAATCCGATAAAAGCGACTTCTGTAAGGACTGCTCCCAGCGGACAAGCCAAGGGTCTAATAGTGATAGGTAATTCTCTGATATAATCTCGGAATTTTCCCCCACTTCACACCGTGCATGCGACTTTCACCGCACACGGCGTTCCATCGATTAATTTCTGTTTTTGCTTATTCAATCAAACCAAGAAAAACCATTAGTTACTGTATAATTAATTTTAGGTAATAGGTGCAATGCCTGCCATTTCGCGGAGTTTATTTACTTTTGCCAGTTCCGCTTTTGACAGACATAGGACAGACAGATATTTATTGACAGTTTCATTTGCGACAGCATGAATCAGCTTATGTACCATTTCTGATACAAGAATTAGATTATTGTAGTCATCGCCACCGCCGTTTTTACGTGGAATTTTATGATGACAATGTATTTCAGCAGTCGAGTTGAATATTTTATCGGTAACAGCACATTTTCCCCATTGTGCGGAAAAGAGAGAAATTCGATTATCTGCATATTCACAACTGTTGTTATAAACAGGTTGTCGCATAATTGCGAGCATAAGGGAAGTGTTGATACGCAGATTGTTGTGTAGTTCTTTTCTTCCGTCTGCCGTATAGCAGCAGACGCTCCGCTTTTGAGGCATGGGGTTTTTATGCTGAATAAACCCTACAGGATAGATAGGTTCGTCAGTACCTGCCACATATCGCAGCATTTTTGAACCGCCGTATCGCTCCCATTCAAAATCTGTAAGTTTTCTGCCTTTTTTTATTAACCTGTTTCCACGTTGTGTCCGTAATCTGTTTGTCAGGGTCGTCATAACTGCTCTTTGGAGTTTATGGAAATCTTCACTGACATTTGTTGCAATCTGATAATAAATCTGCATTCCGACTACCATTGAATTGAACAGCTTAATTTCTCCCTGTTCTCCGCAATTCTTACGTGGGCGTGAAATGCGCTTTGCCTGTTCCGTTAGTTTTTGACACTTGTGTTTCAGGTTTTTGTCTGAAATATGAGACCTTACTACCTGTTTATCGCCTTTCTGATGTACTTTGATTTTAAATCCCAGAAAGTCGGAATATTGACGCCTGACATTAACAACTCTTGTTTTTTCTTCTGAAATTTCAAGTTTCAGTCGTTCATACAGCCATTGTGTAACAGCAATTTTCGTCCTTTCGGCAGCTGTTTTTGTACGACAGAATATTCTGAAATCATCAGCATATCGCACAAGGAACATTTCTTTCAGATTTGTACTGCGCATTGCCCTGTATCCATTGCTTTTACGCTCACCGCCGCTTTTGTTTCGTCCTATATGATATTTTTCAGTAACGGGATTATTTTCCCACTGACTTTCTACCCAGTGGTCGAGTTCGTTTAATACTATATTGGCAAGCAGCGGTGAAATGATACCACCTTGAGGTGTTCCCTTAGTTGGGACAATCATCTTATCATTCGGCAATTTTATAGGTGCTGTCAGTATTCGCCGCAGCACAAAAATCAGTTGTTTGTCATGAATACCCATTGCCCATATTTGTTTTATAAGCTTGCTGTGATTTACATTGTCGAAAAATCCTTTGATGTCAAATTCAACCACATAATGCAAGTTTGACCTCTGCAATAGCCGATAGGTTCGGCAGACAGCGTGTTCAACACAACGATTTGGTCGGAAACCATAGCTGTTGTTGCTGAATTTTGCTTCACATATTGGTTCTAAAATTTGTTTTATACATTGCTGTATAAGTCTGTCCCAGATACACGGTATACCTAACGGTCTGGTTTTTGTTGGGGCATAAGGCTTAGGGATTTCTTTGCGTCTTACTGGTTTGGGACGATAACCATGTTTACTGCCAGTTACGATATATCTGACTTTTTCCACGACTTCTTCAGGCGATAACCGCCCAATGTCCCTGATTGTGAGTTCGTCTGTTCCTGCCGTTTTACTTCCTGTGTTTGTCTTGATATTTCTATAGGCAAGTAATATGTTTTTACGTGTCAGAATTAAGGACATCAAATCCAAAAATTCCTCTCCGTTTTTACTCCTTGCGTACAGTCCATCAAAAACATCTTGCATTTCATAATATTCGGCATGACGCAGACTTTCATCACATAGTAACTTTTTGTTGTTTTCTTTGGTCACAAGGCATCACTCTCCTTTCATGGGAAAGTGTCCCTTTTTGTCTTACTCGTAATCCTTGTATTGGATTGAATAGCATTTACTTATTTTAACCGACTAAAGCCCATTCCTCCATTTCCATTACAGAAATTTCAATGGTTCGAGCTTCGCTTTTTAGCATGAATTAGGCAGCTTATTTTCTTCGTCCGCCGATTGACCTAATGTCAATTTCATACCTTTCCTCGTTCCGATAATCCTATCTTTGCATATATCTTTAGATGTCTGCTTTAAGCCTGTCAGCTTGAATGTGCCTGTAACACATTATGGCTTTTCATAACACACATTTTTACTCAGCCACACTGACTTCCAAATGGAAAGAAACCTATTAGATTTCTCAAATTTTAGACCTGTACATTCGCAGATTCGTCAGCCCATAATCGGACATTCTCATCATGGATATTTTATAGACCTCCGGTCTGACGCCCACAGCCACCTCTGACTTGTTTTTGCCGTAACGATGAATTGTAGTTTCTGTCGATACAGCGAGCGTATTCAACCGACTTCACCGAGCTTCTGACAAAATCAGTTTCCCAATAATGCCAGTCGGAGTATCAAGGAGAGCGTTTCAGGACGTTACCCCCTCATTCCACTCTTTAGATTATCAGTTCTCCTAATTTAAAAACTGTTTTCTCGTTCTTTAATTAGTGCCTGACCTTTTCAGTCAGGAACGAGTCGCACGTGTGTACTTTACAAATTCGAGGGACTGCTGTTCAATATTTGAAAATGTGGCGTGTTCCAGATCGCCGATCATGTGCAGAGGTACACGGTACAAGCGGGCGATTTCCTCTACCTGAAATTTCCTTGTTTCAAGGAATTGTGCTTCGTTGTTGGGAATGGAAATAGGCGTGTACTTCATGCCCTCTTCCAGTACACAAACACGGTGCGCATTGTGTATACCGCCGTAAGCTCTCTGCCAGCCTTCACGGACACGCTCCGGATTTTTGATAACACCCGGATGCTCCAGAACACCTGACGGAGAAGCACCATTTGCAAAGAACGTAGAGCCGTATTCCTCGCAGGCAAGGGAAATGCCTATTGCATTTTTTGCCATGGCAATGGGAGAGTAACCGACTAATCCGTCAAAGCCCAAGCCGGGAATATGCAGAACATTTTCAGCTGTCAGAATGATATCGCCCTGTTCTTTCAGATTGGGATTTGCTTCGTCATAACGGCTGTAAATGTAAATAAGGCGGTTATGCTCATCACGGTCAACTTTGACCTTATCAGGCATCAGCGGATACAGACCAAGCACCTCACCACGACCGTTTCTGATAATCTGTGCATAGGCGTTGCCGTAAATCAGCA